ACGCGGAAGTGAGCGTGAGAAGATGGTGCGGTTGTGGCGTGTCGTGTTTTTGTGGTGTGGTATTATTGGGGTATCGGTTTCGATGAAAGGAAAAATAAAATGATTAAGTTTAATGCTTATGTTATCGAACTTGAAGAAGACACTTGGTACAAAGTTTGCATCGAAGATGTGCTTACGACTACTGTTCGTGATAATGGTGATTGATATAAAAATAAGCCGGTTGACATTATTGTCAACCGGCTATTATATTAATTTATTGTTTTTATGCGCTAATGCTGTGTGTTGTTGCGCAGTATATTTCTGTGTTGTTTGGTATTGCGGTGGTGCATGCGATGATTCCTTGTTGTGCGCTGTTGGTTGACGCGTATAGAGTGCCGGTATGGTAGTTTGAGCTTATGCAGTAGTTGTTTACTGTTGATAGTCCGTAGCATGTGGCGATTATTCCGGCGTATGCTGTGTGGCTGTTTATTACTTTAACTTGGCAGTTGAACGTGTATATTCCGTTATTGCATACTGATTCGCTATGTACTATTTGGCCGTGATTTTCTGTGCCTGATACGTTGGCTTTCCAGTTGTTGTGTATGCCGTTGCGAGTAAATAGTGATTCTGCGAATAGTCGTAAGAGTTGTTTTTGTCCGTTGTCGTTTGGGTGTATTGCATCTATTGAGTTGCTGCTTTTGGATGCCCAGTCTTCGCGTCCGTTGAGCCATTCCCACGCGTATTGTATTTCGTGTATGTTTGGTGTTTGCGCTATTCCCTCTTCTATTGCGTTTAGTGTCTGCGGTATGTTTGTGTGATATCTAAACATCCCTTGTACGCCTAGCACGACGGGAGCGACATATATTTCTGCGTTTGGAAAATTAGTGAGCGCGTATTGTAGTGTGTTTTTGACTGCGTTTGTAATGGCGGTTGTTGTTTGTAGTTTATCGTTTGCACCGCCCGCGATAATTATATGTGTTATGTTCGTTTTGTCAGTCACCGCTTTTAGCTGTGACATAAAAGTCGGTTCGTTTACGTATCCCGCATTGTTTTGTGACATGTTCTGTACGCTGTTTGCGCCTATGTATGATTTGAATTGGTTCGCCCATGAGTTTGCTAGGGTTGATGCGCCGGTTCCGTAGCTTATTGAATCGCCTATGATTGCGATATTTGTGTATGTTTTTCGTTTTAATTCTATGTTTGAATATATGCTATTTATTTTTTGTACGGTGTTGTATAGGTCGGTTGCGTTGCTAACGCTGTTCGCGTGCAGTGCGGTTAGGTTTGCGTTTATTGTGGTTAGGTCTGTATTTATCGCGGTAACGGCTGTTTTATTGGTTTGCGCTAAGTTTAACGCATTGTTTGCGGTTGTGTTAGTGTTGTCTATTTTGTTTTTAAGCGCGGTCGCGGTTTTGGGGTCGGTTACGCCTAACGCGGTTAGATTTTTGTTGTTGTTTTGTGCTGTTTCTAATGCTTGCGTGGCTTTACCGCCCGCAGTGTTTGCGTTAGTGTTGATTTTGTATAGATTATCGTCAATAGCATCCATTGACGCGTTGTATTGGTCATTAAGGTTGGCCGCGTCGCCGGTTTGATATTTTTCGAGATTGAAATTGGTTGTGTAGTCGGTCATGTTAGTTGTCCTTTTCGAGATTCGTTGGATGGTTTATTTCTTCTTGTACTTTTAGTTGATGGATTACGCGGTCTAGTGTGCGCATTGCCGCATTGTAGCCGTCGCGTAAATCGGCTAGGTCGCCGGTTTCGTATAGTGGCAGATGATAAAACGGTGTTTGTGATGCCATGATTGTACGTCTTTACTTGGTTGGGGGAATTGGATAGCCCTCTGCGGTCTTTTTTAGGTTGCTGAGGTCTGTGACGGTGAATGTTCCCGTGCCGGTACGGTTTAATATGTGATTGAGCGTTGTTCCAAGTGTTTTCGCATTAGCTACGGTCAGCCCTAACGCTTCTATGAATGCGGTTAGGCCTTCCGGTAACACTTTATTGCTTAGCGCTAGGTCCGCTTTATCGCTGACGCTTTTTATTGCCGTGTCAATTATATCCATTGACTCGTTGTATTGGTCAAGTAGATTTGCGGAGTTTCCCGCTTCGTACTTTTCCAGTGCGTAATTCGTGGTGGTATTCATGATTTAACCTTTCATGCTAACGGTGAATATTGTTCACCGGTTGTTGGATTAGTGACGCGTGGCGTAGTATCGTTGAATATGGTAAAATTGCCGATTGCGGATGTTTCGTCGGTTCGGTGTTCGGCTAGTTTGTCGGTGTTAATATCGGCTATTTGTGTGACGCGTGCGCCGTATACCGCTAGTTCGCGGTATAAATCGCGGAGCGCGGTTTTACTATCCGTATATTCGCCCTTTGTAACGTTCCATACTAGTTGTGTGTTTCCTATGTGTTCGATTTGTTCTTGTATTTGTGCTATGGATGTACTGTAGTCGTTTATGTGCGTTTCAATGTTTTTTATTCTTGTATCGTAGTCGTTTAACGTTTTGTTTATGTCGGTTACGATTTCGTCAAGATATGCCGTTATGTGGTCGATTTCGCACGCGATATGTTTTATGATTTCTTCTTGACTTTTTGCGTTCCAATAAAACGCGGGTATGGCGGGCGTGTACGGCCATACCGAGAAAAACGGTAGCAGTGGAAACATGTGCATTATCCTTTCAATAATTGTTTATGTTTATTGTCCATAATGGGCTAAAACATGTTTCAAGGTGTTCGAGTAATATTACGTCTATATCGACGTAATCGCCGTTCCTTATGCGATTGACTTTGTTCATGAAATCACCGTTTGCGATTGTCTCGTATTGGTTGTCCGTCGCGTTGCTTGCGTAGTCTTGGTTTTCAGCCAATTGTGTCGCGGGAAAATCACTGTAGATTGTCCGCATTTTATGCCATATGTCGCTGTCACTAAGAATTATATCAGGATTATTGCTTACAAGCGCATAAAGCGGGCGCAACGTCGGCATGATTTCTTGGATAAGACGTAAAAAGTGCCGCCGCCATCTTGACGGTGGCATAACGCCTAACTCCCTGTCATAGAAACGATTCTCGATTTTCTTGCAGCAGCGTGTGTATTGCGTGTCATCATAGGCAATGTCCCGCCATGACCATGCGGCATTATTCCAGTCAACACCGCCCGGCGTATCGAGCAGTTCGCCAAACGTGTATGTCATCACGCCATGAAACTCGTCGTACGATTCGCATGGCTGATAATGGTTTATATCATTCTGCATTGTCATCGTCGTTCAATCTTTCAACGTCCGTCAAGTAAGCGTAGTTGCGGGAAACATTGTCTTCATTCCATACAACCTGTATCGGTTCCTTGAGGTATTTTCCGAATCTTGTGTTAAGAATGTCGCACGCGGCACGTCGTTCTTCTAATTCGCTGAGCGCGCGTAAATCGGTTGGTTCGCCGTAATCGTTGATTTCGTCGGCGGTCTGCCGTTCCATTTTTAACGGAAGATTTTTAATGCCCAACGATTGATAGAACGCATTCCAAGTGTTTTGTATATCGTTCTGCAATTCCATGCCGATATATTCGACGTTGGTTTTAAGCACGTTTGCCTTCATCGAATCGGTGAAACCCGGTGTCGCCATGATTGCCATTTCACCGCCTGAGATTTGCTTGATAACGTTGATGCCCGCCGTTTGCTGCCCGGCTGGAACCTCAAGGATGAACGGTGTCTTCTGGTTGAAACGGTTCTGCCGCCTTGTCATGTACAAATCCTCTAATTCATGCGCGAAAAATTCAATAGTCGGAATGAGTGGCGTACGGGCGCGGTTGGCGTAAATGAAAACACCATTGGAATTGTTAACCGGAAAACGCCAGCCGTTAATACCGTAACTATACCATTTCTTCGGTTTGTAATAGACGTTGAAATTTGAGGTAGTCACCGCTTGCGTGCTGAAAAACACGCCCGGTTTGCTATGCGGAAACGCGATTGTGGCGTAGCCGAAATACAGTAGATTGTATTCGAGAAACCATGCGTCGCAAGTTTTCGGTAGATTAAGCCACTTGAAACGAGATAATGCGATATTCAACATTTGCGAATACGCCATCGAATACGCTTGCGAATTGAGCACTTGCGATTGCTGCCACATCGGCGTGCCGCGTTCACCCATTTCCGCACGGGTCAACGGCCTTTTATGCGTGCGTTTGCTTCCCATATTTTCCCACCTTATAGATTGTCGTGTACGAAGTCGCCGCCGACTTCCTCGGGTCTGTTCCATATTGTAACACCGGAACTGAAAATATCCCTGATTGTCTGCAATTGTTCGTTTTGCGCAAGCGGGTTTAGCGCCCATATATCGGCGGTCTGCCAATACGTGAAATGCTTGCAAGGTGTTAACAACGGTTTATTGTAGAGTTTGTTGCTTGCGATACCATAGCGCAGCATGTAATCGCCCGCCGCCGCAATTGCTCCGTTGTCTTCGGTGACGATTTTCACGGTTATGGTGTCAAGCCCCGTGGCCTGTCTGAAATTGTCGCCGCCATATGACCCTACGGGCTGCGCGGTGTGGTTGAGTAAGTCGCGCCATGCGGCGTTAATATTGGAACGCGTGTTTATCATGACACGTTTGGCATTATCTACACTCTGATTACGTGACGCCGACGCGTTCGCATTCAACGTGTTCGCATTGTTGGCCGCAATACCGCTGCTTGTAGCGTTGCTTGCATTCGTATTGTTGGTATTAAGCGTCGTGGATTGAATGTTTTGCGTGCCCGCCATTGCGATACTGATGCTATTGGCCTGACCGTTGTATTTTTTCGCTGCGAACGCTGCCGCATCATTGTACGTTTGCTTGTAACCGGCTTCCGCTGCCGTCTTGGATGCGCCGGTGGCAAAACTCGCGCTTGATAGACCGATGCTTCCGGCTGCGCCGAGTCCCGCCGCCACCATAGGTGCCGCCGCGCCGCCCGTCGCCGCCGTAACCGCTATGCCGGTCGCCGCCGTGCCTATCGCACCTATTGCTGCGGTGACGGTACCAATCGCACTCGTCGTGATTTCCGTGTTTACGAGTTGCGTTGTTAAATCTATGGTAGCCGTGTTCATTTCGTCGATTTTGTTGTTAGACGCACTAAGCAGCAAATTTTGCTGTGTCACGTTGTTTTTGTAGATTTCGTTAGACGCATTGTTTGAATTATCCGTTACGGTGGAATTGAGCGCGTTCGTCAGATTCGTATTGGCGATACTGTTCGCATTGCTTCGGTCGGTGTTGCTCAATGCCACGTTAGCCGAACGTGCGCCGTTTTCGTACGAGACAATGGCGTTTTCACGCGCTTGCGCAACTTCGCGGTTGTATGCGTCGGCGCGGTGCGCGTCTACCGCGCGACGTTGCAGCGCGTAAGTCGGTATGTCGTGCGATATGAGTGTTTTGAGTACGTCCGTGTTCGGCACGTCGGCGGTAGTGCTAGTCCCGTTGATGGCGTCAATGCTAATTGACGTGTCACCGTCGCTACCGATTCCGTCAAGCCATGCGATTTGTCGCAATATCGGATAGCTAAGGGATGTGACCGTCTGTACCGAGAGTTGCCCGCAGTCAGCGATTTCTACACGGGTTTTGTTGCCGATATTGTCGGAAACCTCTAAGTGCGCGTAGGGTGCAAGATATAGTCGTGTTATTTGTTCGTATTCACTGGCGTAGCCGAAATCGTCGGTACTCAAATCAATATCGGATAGTTTTGCCCGTGCGCCGCTGACTATATGCCATTCGACGCCGTTCACACTGATAGCGTTACCAAGTCGCATCATGTTTGCGGTGGCGACGAAAACCGCTGTAATTTGCGACATGATATGTGGATAATATGCGAAAAGCGTGTCGAAATATTCGCCCGATATTTTGGACGATTCGAGCGCATACATGCTTACGTTGCTTGCAGTAAGATTATCGATTGAATTGTATGACGTGCCCGCGCCGGTGACGTTTGACGTGGAAATGTTTCCGGCACCCCACGCGAAATTCGTTACCGTGCCATCGGCATTACTGTATGTCGGGTTGCTGTCCGTGATGCTCGTACCGCGTATGTTACTCATGGTTTGCAATTGTTCAGGTGAAAACGTTGCGGCCACACAGATATATCTTGTACCGTTTTGCAGATTAACCGGCGTGCTTTTTCTGATATTCGATGCGGCATTGCCATAGTCAACGTCAGGAAGCGTGAAATTACGGCAATTCGCGCGCGGGTTTTTCAACAGTTCTTGCGGTGTCATTTCCGTTAACGGCGCGTGCCCGCGTGTCAGCACCATTCCGTTGATTGTGGTACTGTTGATATAGTCCGTCCATACGTCGCGCATAAGCGTACATGTTGTCGTGTTAGGCGCTTCCGCGCGTACGGAAGTGATGAAAAAATGATAACGTGTCTGCACGTCGGTTTTTTGATATGGCATATTGATAATATCACGCGAAAAATCAACGACAATGTAATTATACTGTTGCGCCGTCATGTAAGGCACCGGCAATTTTATGCCGTCCGCGTCAGCGCGTGCGATATACATGTTCGTCGTCAGCTTGACGGTTTCGCCGTCCAGTTTATCAAACCATTCGTTCCTTGCGGCGTCATCGGTGAATTTCACGACATCGTGGTAATCATCGTACCAATTCACGCGACATAACTTGATTACCGTGTTTGGCGTCCAAACATTATAATCGAAAACGTTGCGGTACTGACCGTATACGCGTGTATCCGTATCGGGGAACGCCGTTGCATTTTGCAGATGTGGAAAGTCCATATCGCATCCTTTCATATACGAAAAATGAGTGACGCTTCACATGAAGCACCACTCATTTATACCACAGTCGATTCAAACTATTCGACGGTGAACGTGCATGTTGCGGAATGTTCCGTAGCCTCACCGTTCGGATTAACATACGTGGCGGTACCCGTCACGGTAATGACATCACCGGCCACAAGCCCGTCACGCTGCACGTGCAAACGCGCTTGGTCATCCACGAACGTATTGGCGTTGAGGTCGAACGCCACACCGTGCGTATCATCGCCGCTTGCGGCATGGTTCGCCGCAACCTCGTACGTCGCCGCGTCCGGCGCAACCTGAACGGCGGTGCCCGTCGGCGTGACGGTCGCGGTGAGCTTGGGCGTGAGCTGCATAAGGTCGCCCGCCTTGACGGTGCCCTTGGTCGGGGTCAACGCGAAGCCTGTCACGGTCTGAGTCACGACATTGATGGAAGTGCCCGCGTCGGTTGTGAACAATGCGCACGGTGTGAACGGCGACACGCCATAAATGCCCCAGTGGTTGAGATACAGCGTGTTGGAAAGTGTTCGCGGATTATAGAACTGAGTAGTGCCGTACAGCGTGTCGCGAACCTGATACCAGTCAGTCGATACAAGCAACGCCACCGCGCCCGGAATACCGAGGCTTGGTACCTGGATGATACGATACGGCACGTCGGCCTTATCCAACTGGAACACAGCCGACAACGCGTCAACATCGAGCGACGCAAGATATTCCGGTTCAATCAACAACACCATTTGTTGCGGATTGGCATACGCCGGAATATCGGTCACGTTCAGCGCGTTATATTGCGTAGACGGGAACTGCATACGTCCCGCCGTGGAACGCAATGCCTTAAGCAACGTCTTAGCAGTCGTTTCATCGCTCGGCACCGCATCAAGATGCACCTTGTAGAAACCAAGATTCTGTTCATAATGACGAATCAGCGCAAGCATGATATTCATTTCATCATAATTGTCACTGTTGCGTGGCGTTTCCATAATCTGCGCAACGAAACGATTCAAACCGAAATCATCCACGAACGCCTGACGCAATTCGTCATCGGTCCATGAAATCGGGTACTGGTCACGGCGATTCATTTCATAGAACCACGCCGCCGCTTCGGGCCGATGCATCTTCAAAAGGTCTTCCGCGTCATCCTTGTAACCGTGCGCCTTAATCCACTTGACGGCGATTTCCTGTACAGTCGAACCCCAGTACAGATTTTCTTTTTTGAAAATCGACAACGGGTTTTCAAACGGCGCGTTCTGCGCCATTACAGTAAGTCCGATACGATTAACCATGCTCCAAACACAATCGTTCAAATATTGGCGGTTCATCGGGTCGAACAAGTAACGCATGGTGTTCGCAACGCCTGTCTGTGTCGCGCTCGGGATACGCTGCTGATAATCGTCAGTACCCTTGGTGCGCACCTTATCCAAAATTGTCGCATTGTCTACAGCCATAATATTTTCTCCTATCGATTAGAGCGTGTAATCAAGATTTTCCAAGTCTTCCGCCGCCGCTTGCGCGATTGCTTCCGCCGCGTCATCGTCGTTTTCCTTGACGGTCGCGCCGTTTTCAACCATTTGCGCGACGGAATCGGTGAAATTGTCATATATGCTATCGATTCGTTCGCTGATTGCGTCCGTGCGGTCACTGATTGCGCTCACCTTGTCCAGCACGTCACGCAGCATGTCGCGCAAGTCATCGAATTCGCCTACGCGATGCGATTCGTCGGGGGTGAGGTCATCGCGTTCGGCGGTGTCCCTTTCCTCGGAAGTTTCGTCATCCATTATTTTTTCCTTTCATATATGAAAAAGTCGTGCCGGTGAACGAATACCGAACCGGCACGACTTAAGAATAGCATACTTGCAACATGATTCACAACGATGAACGGCGCGCTTTTCCCTCACGGCCATATCATTGGCGGAGTCAACCGTGGTTATCAATGATAATGTTTTATCGCCCTCGTTACGACACCTTGCGTATGCCGTGATTATTTTACACCGAAATTTCTGAGCATTTCACTTACGGCGTGTTGCGTTTCCACCATATCATAGCGCAGATAACCCAGCGCGTAATATGACGTGAGGTTTCTAATCAAATCTTTCGCCATGTTCGCGGTAAGATAGTTCAGCTTATTATCATCCCTTGTGATGGCGAAATACGGGACGTGCGTGCTTCCATCGTATTTCGAGGATACGAAGACGTACCCACAACGCAAATCGACATAGACGCCGTATTCATGCCGCAACCACCGGAAAACATACGTAAGTCTTGCATGTCCGTGCGGCTTTTCGATAAAATCGATGTCGTGCCGTTTGAACCTGTTTTTTGCGGTCATGTCATCGTTGTTCTTCAGCATGCGGCCCGACACTGTATTCTTTGTTTTCTGCTCGGCGTACGCGTCATCCTGCACATAATCGAACAGACATGTTTTCCCGCCCAGCCATTGCAAGCCAAACTCGGGCTCTAACGGCACGTCATAATGTTGGAAATACGGGTTGAACGCGTCGCAAGCATTACCGAGCAGAAATATTCTCGGTTTGCGCAGTTCCGTATCGTCGGCACGTTCGCGTGTAACGGTATCTACAAGTTTCGCCAATTGCTCGAACTCGTTTTTCAAATACGTGTGATACCTGTCATCCTTGTCTATGATGATTTCATCCATGCAAATATTGCGTACGTTAACGTATGTGCTTTTCTTTTTCTGCTGCTGCAATGACAAAGGTATAAAATATCCAATTGTTTTCCATTCGTTTTCTTTCTTGCCGGTTTTCTTTCTACGAATTTCGGCTATTTTATTGGTTGTCCGAAATTCATAATCAGGGAAAATATCATCTTGTACAATACGGCTGAAATAGTTCGCCGCGACGTCATTGTTTTCCTCACGAAAGCGTGTCACTTCGACGAAACAGTACCCGTTTTTTAAGTAATCCTCTATCATGTATTTTCGTACACCGTATGTCTTGCCTAAGCCGCGCGCGCCGATAATCATGTTCACATCTGCGTTTCGCGGCAAAATTAGCGTCTTAAGTCGGTCATAATAATATTTCGCCATCAATACTCACAATCATAGGGGTGCCGTTCCGCATAATAAGTTCGCGGGGCGTTGTTTCCGCATTCCTATTATACGTGTTTCGTATGTATGTCAGATTCTCGCCGTTAGCTTGTTTATCCGATTCGCCTAGCCATCTGCCGGACGGATACAACGCTATCGCTTCCGGCACGTCAACATGATATGTCGCGCCCCGATAATCGGTGACGGTTCCAACGTACCTGTCCCATACATGTGGCCGATTTCGTTGCAACGTGTGGCAAATCTCATAATCTACCAATACGTCATAACCGAGCGACATTTGTACGGTTTCCGCGAAACCGTGCCCCGCATGTATGACATCGGCTATAAAATCTTCAATGGTGTACACACCGTCCGGCCGCGGGAGCCCGGCGCAAGTGACATGTACGCGCCCGTTTTTGTCCAAACTGACGCGTGCTTTGTTCCACAATTCCATATGCTCGGCATAACGCGTGACACCGCCACAGTCCTCAATCTCGAATTTTCCGATATGGTCTAGCGTTGACGCCATGTCGGGCGCGGTGTTTCGGACGCGTCGCATGGTGCGGTTGATTGCGTTTTCGATTGCGTTATGCAGCGGTTTGAGCGCGTCCAGCAATTCCGCGTCGCTCACATCATCATCGCAACTGATTTTCAGACTATCGGTATCGCCGCCCGTGACCGCTACGCGTGCGCCGAAATGACGGTATATCAACATCATGGCTATCAATAGGTGCATTCTGCTGCCCGCTACGATTCGCATTCCGTACGTGTATAGGACGCGTGGTGTTTTCGGGCGTTTTTTCGCAAAATTATCGGGAGTGCATACCGTGGTTTTATCGACTTCAAGTTCGCCGGTTTCCGTCACGTGATAATCCGCTTTCATAACGTCCTGTGCCTGTGTGCCGTATATGCCATTAAATTGCCCCTTAACAGTGGAACTGTAATAAGATTGCAGAAATTTCATACTCAATTCACCTGCCTTCGCGTCGTGCGCGATGCCTTCCGGTATCGAATCAGGAATATTCCCCGCGTATGGCACGCCCTCGGTGTACCCCTTAATCAGGTTTTTCACATCGGTTTTTCGTGCGAAAAGCATGTTTGATTGTAGGGTTACGTAATCGGGTGGAACAATCGTCTTAGTGGTTGCTTCACCGTATAATACATGCATTTCGTCGAATTCGTACACTTGCGCCACGTTCCACAATTCGATTTCATTGACATGTAATATGCATTCGTCCGCGCGATACAATTTGCCGAAAGCGTACGTTGGATTAACGGCGCTGTCAATGTAGCCATGCGCTCTGACGCTGTTTTCCTGTGTTTTCGCGCGTTCGTTGTTGCTGTAATCGGTGTCCGCTTGCAACGTTTTCACAAACTTGGAACGTGGACATATTGCAATTCCCCACGAGTCAAAACATGTGTTTTCGCGTAATCTAAGATTCGTAAATCGTACTGCCGCATGTAATCCTGTAAGAAACGGGTTATCGTAATTCTGTAACACATCTTCAAGCGACGTATTAACAATGCGTTCGCATGCGATTTGCAAAATATCCGTAGGCGCTGCCGCAAATTTCACCGGCAAACGTCGGCCATTAATGAAAGCGTGATGCATCGATGTGACATCTAGGGACGCGACGTTATCCACGACAACACTAGCGGTTTTAGCACTCGTAAACGTCAATCCGCCACGAAAACATGCCTTACGCAACGCATAAGACTTGTAATCCTTCGAAAATTCCTGATTGCACGTCATCTCGAAAGCGTGTTGCAATGTGATTTTCTTACCACTTTGCAACGTGACTCGCCGCCCGCCGATTTCACGACGTGCCATCTGCCGCACAAGCGAAGTCTTGGTAAGCACGCGGCACCCCAGCATGTCAGACGTGAGCCAATAATTAGCGCGTAGCAGCCATTGCAAGTATTGGGGTATCACTTGCACATCGCGGCGTGCGTAAAATTTTTCTTCTTCCGTCAACGGTGTTTCAGGTGTGCGCACAAGTGAGTAATTCCAATCGCCCACCGCTTTCGGCAATCCGCATGTTTCGCCCATCGCGCGCAATCCGCCCATTTCGAGATAAAACGTGTCCCAAAAACGGCACACCACATTATCGCCTACGCGCAAATCGAGCGTGTACACGCTTGTAGCGGTCTGCGCATTGACCGCAATCGCGTACGACTGTGCCAATTCCAACATAAGAGTTTGCATGTCAAACATGAGGTTATAGGCCGCGATTATCGGGATATAATCGTGCGTGCGCCCATATTCAATAAGATTATCAATGTACGTCAACGCTTCAGACGTGTGCCGGTAAAACCGTACATCGTCCGTGTCGGGCGTGTACGATTCCAGCGGCGTATTACGCAAATCGTTAAAAATGTATAATATCGGATATGCGCGTGTTTCGGCACCCGTGCCCATATTCGTTGTTTCGGTGTCGAATATCGCCGCAATTTTAAACTCCTTGCGCTTTATCATCGTACTACATCGGGTGAGACCGCAATAAGCCATATCGGACTACCACCGTCAACGTCCGTATAATCCTCCAATTCACCTGTATGCATTTTCATATTTTTGGCGTACTCCAGCACCTTTTCGTTTCGTTGCATGATAGTATCAAAAAGCTCACTGAGCGAATCAGCATCATATGCTTGCATAATGACTTCTAATCGTTTGTTCGGCGGGACGTTCGATTTCTGCCATATGTTTTGTGTGTATCGCCAAAACACTTTGACTTTTTCCCGTCCAAGGTCGCCCAACGCGCTCGGCATTCCTTTGGACGCCATGCGCATTTCCTCGCGGAAAATGGTGAACGAACGCGCACGCTCCCTCGCACGCCCTTTACCGCCGCGTACCTCGCTCACCTGTTGCACGAGTTTATCGGCGGTTTCGTTCGCCCGCTGATACAGTTCACCCCGCATGCCACTATTACGAACACGACCAACATACGTGTTTTTCAACTGCGTTTCAAGTCGCTGTATGTAAGCGCGGCGTGCGTTCGCTTCGCTTTCGGGCATGGTGTCGGTAATGCTTTTTTTCAGACTGTTTATAGCGCGGCGTACGCGCTTACGTTTCGCGGTCAATACGTCCGCTTGTTTATGTGCTCTCGGCATGTTCACACCACCTTATAAAAAAAAAGTGCCATAGCATGTATGGCACTTTTTTGTTTCATTCCGAACTACTTGATTTCAAGCGATTTCGTGGAACGGCCACCGACCAACGGGGTCTCCTTGACTGCAATGGTGATACCGTCCGGCGCGTTGAAATCGGGGAACATATCGTAAATGTCCAACACGCTACGATAGATTCCCTGTGACTGGCTAAAATACGTATTGCCGTCTTTTCCGAAAAGATAGACGTTTGCGCATTTCTGACCGGTCTGAGAACGGACACCGGGCGTGATATAAGCGCCGATAACCGTCAACGGTTCCGCGCCGCGTGCGTTCAGCGACAACGCGCCATTACGTGCGTTGACGATGGCGCGCTTGCCCTCGAACGTGCTGTTATCCATCGTGCAAATATAACGATAGGTATCAGCGGTATTCTGTACGGTTTCAGTCACGGTAGCGTCGTTCATCTGTTCGTTTTCCTCGTTCATTTCAGTTCCTTTCAGAGTTCAATATCTTTATCGTTATCGGTATCGTTGTCGGTATCGGGGCCGGTTACGTCAGTTACGACACGTTCCGCGTGCTCAATGAACGTATCAACGTCCATAACATACGTGTTTTTATTTACGGTGATGTCGTCAACCAAGATATTGACAATACCGGCATTCATAAGCACTTTGACGGCCATTTCAACATTACGAACGTTTCCGTTAGTGTGGAATGTCTGCGCTACGCCATCTTGGTCATAATAGCTTATAGTACTGTCAGCGATTACCTTACGTATCTTTCGCATGTTTGTTATCCTTTGTATCTGTTTTATTTTCTGTCAACCATTTTGGCGACATAAATATTTATAGCACAAAAAATCGGCGCGCGCAAAAAAGCGACACGCCGATTATTGATATTGATTCTCAATAACGCAAAATCTGCCCCGGATAAATCAAACTCGGATTAGACAAACCGTTAAGCGACGCGACACGCGCCCAATCACCGCCGAAAATCGACCACAAAGACTCACCGGACACAACCGTATGCGTACGCGCCGTATCCGGTTGTGCAACTACACCACCGCCATAACACACGGTTTCACCCGGATAAATCACAGCCGGATTGCCCGACCCATACCCGTACCACGACTGCCACGGCAACAATCCGGTACGCACGGCAATACCCGACAACGTATCCCCCGACGCAACCACCACACAAGCAGACTGCGCGACATTACCACCGGTGTTCGTTTCCGGCACGGACACATTCGCACCGTCACCATGCGCGTATGCATCCCACTGCCATCGTTCGCCCCGAAAATAATTCAAGTCCAATCGTCCGGCATACCCCGGCACATATCCGTTCGACGTGTACTGACGCATGGCCTCACCATACGCACCATACAGCCATGGTCTTTCCTGATAACCGGTGACAGCCATTGACGCATACTGAGCAACCCACACGCCGCAATGCTCCCGCACGAACGAAGTAAGCTGCCCCAGCGCTGACGCCTGAACATACACAATCGGCCACACCTGCGTGCGAGCATGCACGTGGCGAACCCACGTTTCAACCCACGCGCCATTACCAAACTGCGAATTATCCTGAGACTCCCAATCCAAAACAAGCACCGCGTTACCAACGTATCCACGCACGTTATCAACGAAAAAATTAGCTTCCGCGTTCGCGTCACGCCCCATCGCATAATGATATACGCCGATACTTTTGCCACTATCCACTGCACGCCCGAGCTGATAGTTTGCTGCCTGATTCACACCGTTGACCAGACACATGTTATTGAAACCGCCGACACCCCATGTAGCCCCCGCCACAACAAAATCAGCATCAAGCGCGTACGTATCAATATCACACTGCCAATTGCTCACATCCACCCCGCGCATGTCCGCGCTTGCAGATGGCACAAAAAACAATGACAACGCGCATACGCACGCCAACACGCTACGCCACATTCGTATCATCACTATCACCCTTATTATTCTCGAGCAATGCAATAAGTTCCTCCGTCAGAACATTATTCTTCGTCATCAAATCATTAAAATCACTGAACGTCGTGGCGATAAACCACGCCATACCACAACACGCAACAATCGGAAACCCTACACTTCCGACAACGGTTACAATCGAACTAATATCCATCAAACCACCTCACAAATAAAAAAGGTCATGACACATCGAACGACATGCCATGACCAAATATACCACAATCGCGTAGCCTATCCGGGAATTGAACCCGGCACGCACATTTTATAAGAATGCCGCTCTAACCACTGAGCTAATAGGCCATCACCACACCTTACCCACCCCACAACCCTCGCCGCATCAAATCAACTATATCACGACAATGCGTAAACACATAATCCGACACATACGAATCACATTTAAGCCGCTTCGCACCCATAACAGCACCCCTTACATGACGTTCACCACGAACCCTGTAACCCTTGATGAAATCATAAATATTACGCTTGCAATACATAAACAATCCCTCGCAATCACCGATTAATACGATACCCTAAACAGACTGCGCCCGGAACGTAAAACACGCCATCGGCAAGTAGGCTCTTAAACCCGTATGCGTCAATACAATCGATATACCGAGTTTCGATTAAGCAATCGGACGCAATATCAACGAAATACACAAGCACATCGTAAATACTATTCACGTTAAAATCGATTGAATTAGACAATGCTTTAAAATTCATAAAACTCATTTTATTTCTCCCTTATTTTTCAGTGCCATTATTAATAATTACAGCATAAAAATTATTAAGCATTAAACTTAATCATTTTATTTTTCCTTTCATCGAAACCGATACCCCAATAATACCACACCACAAAAACACGACACGCCACAACCGCACCATCTTCTCACGCTCACTTCCGCGT